CTAAAGGAATAATAACCTTTGCCATTAAGACGTCACTCCAATACCAAATCTATACTCTATATAATTATTTGTATTTTCTTGTTTTAAAATTGGTAAACCGTTATCTGTTTTAATAACGTCATAACCTACTAAAGAATATAGTGGATTAATTGTAGATACATTGTCTATTCTTAACCCATCGTATGCAACTAAATAATTATCTGTTGGCACACCCCCAACTAAAATAGATGTATATATTCTTATTCCATTAATGTTTGAAAATGTAAAATCTGTATCTCTTTCAAAATTAGATAAAGATTTAGTTACTACTACATACCTATTTGCATTACCATCTACCTGAAAGTCAGATGATGAAAGTATCATACTTAACTTTGCTTTTGGTGAGGTACCTGGTAACGTTGTTCCATTTGTAAACTCTAAAAGAATTCTAACAGAGGCTGGTGCGGTGTCTACTGAAGCAGTTCTACTTAATAAACTAAATGCTAGTTTTAATTTATCTGTAGTAATGTTTTGACTAAAATCAAAATTTATACTACTATTTTCTATATAAGAAGCACTACTAGTTGCTATAAGTTTAGTTGGGTCCCCTGGGTCTAGTGTTAAAAATGAACTACTCCCACTAACCATTAATGCACGACTAAGCAGTCTTGGCTGCTCTAATCTAGATGATCTTGAAGATGTATTAAATATTGTAGAATCAGAATTTATGAATTGACCCTTTGTTGTTGTGGTAATGTCGTTAGTTATTGCACTTCCACTTGTTAAATTTAAAACTCCATTTGGTTCAAACTCTATAGCAGATGCTGATCCATTTGTTACATATGACCAAGGTTCTGCTGATGTAAATGTAACTAACAATCTACTATCATATTTTCCAGCGATAACATTTGTTCCTGCTGGATAAAGACCTACCTCTGAAATTAAATATCTTTGGGTAGTTGGCATTTGAGCCTTAAAAACTATTTTTTCTACTCCACCTTCATTTACAAAACCTTTTGCAAGAATTGGCTCTCTGAATAATTCAAAATCTAATGATTGAACTGAGGCAGATATGTTTGCCTCATCTCCACTAAGCAGTGGCTTAGTTCCACATCCAGCAGCAATATGGGTTGCAAATGCTGGTGCTTGATCTAAAAGATACTTAGCAATTATCTGTTTTCCGTCTGTTGTAATCAAATTAGTTCACCTCGTATATTGTACCATTTGAATCTATCTGGACTTCTACTATCTCTTTATCTCTCATATTAACAACCTCTATTATCAAATCTCCGTTTGAATCTATGTATACATAATCAGTTAATCCTAATGCTTGTAAATATTCTTCTGTTGGAATTTTTTTATTTAAATCTATAGAGTTACCCTGAAATGGTGAGTCTGGTACCTGAACTGATATTAGATCAACAGGGTCAAACTTTCTTCTAATGTCTGATAGATTAGAAATAATATTGTATAGTGGATTATTTCCTTGCACAGTATCATGTCTAACAAACTTAGTTAATTCATTTGCCCCGATATTTTCAAATAGTAAATTCTCTATAGTTTTTGAATCAAGTTGTTCTACCGCTAAATTAACAACATCTCTTTCTGGAACCATAACTGGTGGTGGAGTATAAGGTATATTATCATCATATACTGGTGGACCTGGTGGTGGTGGGGCTGGTGGTGGAGGAGTTTGTCCTACCAAAGTCTTTTTTTGATCTTTAGGTTTTTTTGGTGTTGCTTTTGAGTATAACTTTGTTAAAATTTTTGCTGCTGCCTTATTTCTAGTTTCTTCTGCTATTTTATTTTGAGATTTTGCAGCAGTTATAGGATTTCCTCTTCCGCCACCTGTAACTTTTTTAGCCATTATGCTTCAACCATCCTTAACCTATTTCTTACACCACTGGTTGATCTAGAATAAAATATTTCTGTAATAACAAATTTTTTATCTTTATCAACAAACAAAGTTCCTTCTTGATTATTTTGCTCTGGAAATCTATAGTCTATTGTTACTAAGTCACCTAACTGTAAATGTGGGGTACCAAAAGTTTCAATGTAAACATTCTTTCTTGGTCTTATAGTTTTTTTAATCATCCAATCCATTATATCTCGTGCTTGGTCATCGCTTTGAATATATGGGGACTCTAAACTAAAAGATCTATCTCCGTACTTTGATCTACTTGTTTTAACACTTTGATATGTTTTGTCTGATATCTGTGGAGAAGTAATAACATTGTTAACAATTACTGGATCACTAAAGTTAGATAAGTCTTTAAAGTAATCATCTACTGTTAACACATTTGATGTATTCTGTGTAAATGTAACCCCTATAATTCTTAGATAACTACCTGAAGTTTCATCAAGAACTATAGCCTTATCTGTATTATTAAAAATTAAAAATTCTGCACCATATGACCCCGCTCTAAATCCAGAGGCTGTATATGTTCTTTCACTATTAAATGTTGGTGCTAAGAATGCTAAAAATGCTGGATATGCTTTATCATACTTAATATTAAAATATGCACACTCTCTTAATATAGTTCCAAACTCATCATAGTATATTGAATACTTAGGACCACTGTTTGCACTAATACCAGATAAATATGTTGATTGAACTATTCCAGATATTGCGTATGTTCTTAATGCATCTGATGAAAGAATCTCTCTATTTGAAAAAGGTTTGGATGTACTATTAACTACAGAAACACTACTTTCTTTACTTTGAAGATTTTTTAAAGAGTATACATTATCAAACATACATTTTGAAGATCCTCTAGTAAATAAAGCAATATTGTTATATATTGGTAAAGGATCTGTATCGTCTACTATAGATATTAAAGTATTGTTTAAATATAAATAAAATCTTCTAGTTGTTCCAATGTCTTCGTATTCAGCAGATAAATCATATACTGTTGGATTTTGTTGATTTACTACCCTGTCATTTCCAACAAATCTTCCCTCATCTACTAATATTTTTCCAAGACCACCCCACAGTTTATAAGGAACTGCTACTGTTTGTCCATTTACTGTTCCTGGCTGTACTTTATAAAATATGATGTTGTGAACAACACTTGTTGTTTGACCTGTAGTTCCATCTGCTGTTGTGTATCTTTCTAAGTTATCTCCAGTTAAAGATATTATTTCATAAAAATATCCTTGACCTTTATCTGGATTTAAAAGAAATGATATACCTCCAGAGCCACCTTCAATTTTTGGAGTATCGTTTGCAATTAGAGGTTCTACCGTGTAGTAGTCAGTAGCATTTTGAGGTGTTAAAACTTTATCTCCAGATTTTGATTTTCCAATAATTCTCATCCTAGTTCCAAAGTGCTTAAAGTCTGACTCTAGTTCTTTATAAACATATGTAACAAAATCTCTTTTATCTATTGCTGTTGGCATTGGAGTTGGACCTGTAAATACAAATGCTGATGATTGAATTGTTCCAGATGAAGTTGTTTTATAATCTTTAATTACATCATCAGATGGTATAGATTGACGCATAAAGTTTGCAATAATACCAGTTCTTGTTGACGATAATGCTGTTGTATTATCCATACCAATAGTTAAGACTGTGCTTGCTTTTTGTGGCTTACTAATTAAATCTGTTGGTGTTGTAGTAAAAATATAATTAGAAGACATTTTTAAACCACGAACATTATTATTGTTTGACCAGTATGAAGGTAGTCCAGAACTATGCTCTGTTATTGTTGTACCAAACTGTGCTCTACCGTGAGTTTTTACTTCTCCGTTTTTATAAGTTACTCCTGGATCTAAACCAACAACACTTGCAGAAGTTAAATTAATATAGTATGGCTCTGAGTATATTCTAACATTTCCAGTTGGATACATTTTTCCATTAAATGGTAATGTAGAAAAATATTTTTGATACTCTTGATTGCTTGATATCCAACTTACTCCTTGACCTGGAATTATATATTCAACAGCGTCATATCTAATAATTTCTCCATTTGCATACATGTACCCTTGAAATCTTGGAAGCCAGTAAACATTTTCTCCTAAATCTATAATGTTATTTATAACTAAATTGCTTTCTACGCGTGGTGGTTCAGCATTAAGTGTTGTGTTTAAAGCAACGGCACCCAAGGCAAACCCAGTTGATTTAGACTGTTCGTTAATTGTTTTTGTTGCTACATCATTTCCAACTTCCCATAATAAAACTGGTTTATAAATGTAAGTTCTATCTTCATCAACTTTAGTTGCTTGAGATAATGATGCTGCAGATCTTTGAATATATCTAGTAATATAGTTAATTTTTCCATTATTAAGAATCTTTGTTTCTACCCCTTCTACACTAATAATGTTTGGTAAAACTGATCCACTAGATACGGCTGTTCTTTCTCC